ATACGCGTTGCTATGCACGCGCTGCGCTGCAGCTATCCTGAAAACGCCTAACAGATCCACGGGATCCTGACCCTGATCTATACTATGCTATACATGGCAAAGCCTGAAGCCCAGACGCGGATCCGCAAAACGACACGGGGGCTGGTAAAAAGAAAAGGCCTTTACATATGGGGCGGTAACGAAATAATTAATATATTACCCATAACCTCTATATGTCTAACTATTCCACAAAACCGGTGTTTTTAGCAAAAATTAAAAATTTTTTCCCCATAAAGGCGACATTAGGTAGTTATATATAATAGTAAGTAGCTATTGTCACACTATTTATTTTTTTAAGTATTAAAAAACAGGCGTAATCATACAATGTATGAGCACAAAACTAAAAAAACTACATAGAAACAAAGAATAAAGTGAGACAAAAGCTTTCTCCAGCCGCACGGCGCGCAAAAGCGGCAAGAGATTTAGCATTTGCTAAAACAAAAGCCAGAAAAGATAAAAAAGCTCATTCACAACGAGAGCGCCGTAAAAATCCATGCCCTGATGGCTACGACTATGACCATAGAAGACAAAAATGCGTCACAATAAAATCAAATAGAGGCAATAAAGGCGAGGGAACAAGGAAAGAATCCGGAAATAACTACAACACAGACTAACACATGGCAAGAATTACCACATATACTAACGATATTACCATAAGCGACAACGATAAGTTGATCGGAACGGATGCAGATAATTCAGATGCTACTAAAAATTTTAAAATTAGCGACCTAAAGGCTTATATAACAGGTGCCGGTGGCGGTGGTCCTTTCCTGCCGCTAGCTGGAGGGACAATGGTAGGCAACACCCTCCATGGGGACAATGTAAAATCCATTTATGGGACCGGGTCAGATTTAGAAATATTTTTTGACGGTACCAATAGTAATATACAAGAAACAGCAGCTGCAGTAGGTACGCTTCAATTTATAGCTAAACAAGCTGTTGCTATAAAAACAACTTCTACCACTAATTTATTAACAGGTGGAGCTGGGAATGACACAGCGCTTAGCGATACAAATGGCGTAACAAGGCTAGCACTAACAACTAGTGACGCAATATTTCCGTCAGGGAACATAGGTATTGGAACTACCAGCCCTTCTGAGTTATTGCACATAAATGGGAGCAGCGCCGCTGTTAGAATAAAAAACAGCACAACCGGAGCTGGTACATCTAGTGTAGTATTTGAAACAGGAATGGGTTATGCATCAAGTTGGAACTTAGATGCTAATAATAAATTACACTACGCTTCTAACCACTATGCCGCATCCCCAACCAAGCTGGTTACAATATCCGCTTTCAACCAAAACGTTGGCATTAGCCAAGAAAGCCCAGCTTCGAGGCTAACAGTAACCGGGGGAGATGTAGAAGTAACAGGATCTAGTAACGGCTTAATATTAGAGTCGCCGGATGGCACAAGGCATAGAGTAAAAGTAGACAACTCGGGTAATTTAACAACAGCAACAGTATAAAATAATAAAATGGCAAATACATATAATTGGGAAATAAATAAACTTGATGTTCGCACACATGAAGATGGTATGGACAATATAGTTTATAATATACATTGGGGCTACACGGCTATCTCTGATCAAAAAGACGCGGAAGGTAATAACTACTCAGCCAGATTAATAGGAACTCAAATTATAACAGGTGCCGACCCTGGTGACTTTATTGCTTTTGAAAACCTAAAGGAATCCGACATAATAAGTTGGCTTGAAGGCTCTAGCTTAGATGTTGAAAAGCTAAAGAATACTTTAAATAAAAAGATTGAAGAGCTTATTGCTCCCACATTTGCTTCCAAGGACGTGCCTTGGTAAAATAAATATACCCTGCACGGGATAGTGCAAACCAAATAATAACATAAAAACCAAAACCAATGACAGTTTATTACTCGACTAATACGTGGACTAGTCAACCACAACCAGACAAAGACCGTTTAAAACTATGGAACCATATTGCTGATAAAGCAAACTGGAGAATTGTTCAGTTACCAAACGGATATTACCAAACGGAATACCAAGACATCAGAGATGATGAAGCATGGAAAGACGTTACAAGAAGAGAAACTTTAGAAGCGGCCGAAACATCAATAGATAAAACTATTGAGCATTACGAAAAGAAGCTAGAATTTCTAAACGGACCAAAAGTAATAAAAACATTTAAGTAATATTTAAAATTTAATTTAATGGAATTTAATAACCCTAGCCAGATTGTAAAAGATTTGGCATTTGGCGAGGCAGCCAGTAACAAAATTATGTCCGGCGTAGAAAAATTAACAAACGCAGTTAAAAGCACATTGGGTGCTTCTGGAAAATGCGTGATATTTGAAGACGCAAGAGGACGACCGGTGATAACAAAAGACGGTGTAACCGTTGCAGAAAGCGTAGTCTTAATAGACCCGGTTGAAAACATAGGCGCGACCTTAATAAAGGAAGCGGCTAGCAATACAGTTAATGAGGCAGGAGATGGCACAACCACAGCTACCCTCCTGGCTTATTCTATTTTAAAAAATATAAACGAAACAGAGCATGAAGAAACAACTAGAAACCTTAAAGATGGCATTCTTAGCGGCGCTGACAAAGTTAAAGTATATCTTGATAAGACCAGTACTCCTATTAAAGGCAAGATGCTACGAAATGTTGCTTCTATTAGCTGTAACAACGATACACAGCTTGGAGCCAAAATTGGAGAAGCTTACGAAAAGGTTGGCAGCGATGGCGTCGTATTAATGGAAGAATCCGAAACAAATGAAACTTATGTTGATTTTGTTGACGGAGCACAATTTGAAAGCGGATTAAAATCCCAGCACTTGGCAACCAATAAAGATAAGTTATTAAGTGTATTAGAAAACCCCTACATATTAATTGTAGGTTCAAAAATTCCTAGTATACGTAAAATACAAAGCGTATTGGAATTTGTGATAAAAGAAAAAAGACCCTTACTTATAGTTGCTGATGTAGAGCAACAGCCTTATGCAACACTGGTTGCAAATAAAGTTAAAGGCAATCTTAAGGTTAACATTGTGGACCCGCCTGGGTTTGGCCCAACAAGAATGGACTCAATGGAAGACCTGGCTTTCTTAACAGGAGCTAAGCTTATAAATGAGGAGCTAGGGGATGACTTAGACCTAATAGAGCCCTCGGTATTGGGTGAAGCTGTGAAATGTGTTACTGATAACAAAAACACGGTATTACAAATAGGTGACCTAGGCGAAGATTTGACAGAGCGTATTGAAAACGTAAGATCTAAGATTAAAGACGAGAAAAACGGCTTCATAAAAAGAAAGCTTGAGCAAAGATTAGCAATGCTATCCGGAATTGTTGGCATCATAAAAGTAGGTGCTGATTCTAAAATAGAATTAAAAGAAAAGAAAGACAGAGTTGAAGACGCTATTCACGCAACAAAAGCCGCATTAAAAGAGGGTATTGTTGCAGGCGGGGGTGTAGCTCTACTAAACGCAGCTACAACTATTGAGCCTGAAGGGTTAGGAGAAGAGATACTTTTAAATGCAATAGCGGCTCCGTATTTTACAATATTGCATAACGCGGGTATTGACGGGTGCGGATGCCATGATAAGCCTAACACTGGTATAGATGTAAAAACTGGTAAGGAAGTTAATATGATTAAGCATGGCATTATAGACCCGGTTTTGGTTACAAAATCGGCGCTCAAAAATGCGGTATCTGTTGCCACTACTATTATATCGGCAGACTGTGTAATCAGTAATAAAAGATTAGACGATGCAGGCAATTAATTATTATGTAGTAGTAGACAAGATAAAAGAGGCGCCGAAGAAAGTAGGCGGGCTTGAGCTAACGGAATCTCAAGACAAAGAGGTTAGATATTTAAAAGGTAAGGTGATAAGCGTGGGCGACAAAGTTCCCGTATTAAAAAAGGGGGATATAGTCAGATACGATAAACACGCGGGTCATGGCATTGAACATAAAGATGATCTTTACTATGTTATAAAAGTTACAGACATAGTAATAGTGGAATGAGGTTAGACTCTGCCTATATTAAAGAAATAAATTTGTTGAAGTATTACAGGCTTATTAGAAAATGGGCCTGTAAAACTTACAACTTAAAAGATGCTGATTTGGAACTTTTAATCTATTTAGATTGCAAAGTCCGTTTTACGCGTAATGATTTTATTAATGGCGTGTACACTTATTCATGGGATAAGTCTAGATGGGAAAGATTAAGAAAAGAAGGTTGGATAGATGTTTTCAAACAAAGAAACAGAACTACTTCAAAATTTACTGTTTATAAAACTTCCTTTAAGTGCCAAACTTTAATTAAAAGAATATATAGAATAATGCTGGCAGAAGAAGATTTGCCGGTATCTTCTAGAAGTAAATTTTACAACAACCGATCATATACAGACAAAGTATACAACAAGGCTATTGATGATATGATTAAAGATAAAGATAGATAATTATAAATAACATAAATTATGGCATATAAACAATCGCCCAAATCACCAGCTTTAAAAGCTTTGATTGGTGAACAAAAAAATCTTAATGAAGGTTTAAAAAAAGCTATACTAGAATCCGGAGAAAAATCTTCTATGGCTAAGCAAACAATGGGTATGGTAAAACTTTCTGAACCACTCGGAGAAGGAGAATTAGTAAAAGAATTGACTATGGAGGAAAGAATGGAGATAGCAAAAAAGAAAGCAGCGGCAAGAAAGAAAGCTAAGCAAAAAAGAACAAAATCTAAATCAACAAACACAAAACAAACTTCTAAAAAAGTTGTTGAAAAACCCAAAAGGGAAAAAATTGAAGGCGGCGGCAGCGTTGTTAAGCCAATTACCGAAGGGGCAATAAAAGTTAAAATATAAAACAATGAAAAAAGTAAACCCAATAACAGCAAGAGTAAAAGCAAAGTTTGCTCAACTTACTAAACCTACAAAAGAATTCAGTATAGGCAATATTAATCAAAGCACAGAACCTGCGATTGCCCCAAGCGGACATATTGGCATGGTGCCGCAAAAAGCGATTCCGTCTATGGCTAAGCAAACAAAATCAAAGGCAGCTACGGAATCAAAAGCAGCGGCATCGAAATCAGAGTCTGAAGCTTCTAAGACAAAGAGCAAAGAGCCGGTTAAAAGCAAAGAGCCAATTAAAGGCAAAGAGCCAGTTAAAGAAACTCCAAAGTTTACAGGAAAAACATCGGCAGAACTTGAGGCTTATATAAAGAAGTATAAAACGGAAAAGAATGCAGATGAGATGAATAATCTGTATGAAAAAGAGTTGACCAGCATTAAAAAAACAAGGGCTTTAAGAGCTAAGCCTGTCAGATCTAAGCCTGTAAGTAGAAGTTCTGGCTCGGGTTATTCTAGTAGATCTACGCCGAAAGCAAAAGCAAAAGCAAAAACAAAAGCTAAAGCTAAAGCTAAAGCTAAGACTAAAAAAGAAAAAGCAGAGAGTAAAGATGAGGAAAAAGCTTCAATGGCTAAAAATTACGCTAGCGGCTACTATGGAGTGGGTAAAGATAAAAATAAAAATAAAAAGAAAAAGAAAAAATAATTTTAATAGACTATGGGCTTTAAGCTAAAATCAAAAGGAGAGCTGTTCGGCATTAACGAAGAGCTTTCTACTTACGGTACCCCTGTTTTTGAAAAAGACTTAGGGGAGGGAATTTTAGGTGAGGCAAATAGAGACGGAACCATTTTTGTTAGCGCTAGCGCAACAGACGCCCAAAAGAAAGAAGCAACGGAGCACGAAAAAAAACACCAGGAGCAAATGGACCAAGGGCGCTTAGCTTATACCAATGATATGGTTATGTGGAAAAAAGATACAAAGTCCCCATCAAGGGTTTACAAAAGAGAAGCGGGGCAAATAATATCTATGGAAACAGGAAAATCAGGGCCAGAGGGTGGCGATTTTGAGTGGGAAAAAGAAGCATACAGTAAAGAAAAAAAATAATAACTAAACAATGAAAGTAACACCAATTACACAAAGAGCATCTGCATCAGTTTGCAAAAATATGCAAAGCGCATCTATTGCTAAATATATGGCTAATCTTGTCAGTGACCTTAAAGGCATGTACGGCAGTAAAAAATTTATTGACGCAGGAAAAGAATTTAAAAAAGGCACGGATGACGCCGCAGACAACGCTGACAAATTTGATAAATATGGTGGCATAGGCATGGACCGATAAAAATAACAATTATGACATACAACAAACCAATTACAAGGCGTATGATGGAGGTTAGATCTTCCATGCTAAAGAAGAAGAAAAAAGATGGACGCGAAAGTTATAACGGGCCTGGAGATGATACGATGACAGGTAGCGGCCAAACCCAAGACGCGAAAGGAAACCTTCAAATTTCATCAGGGGTTGGTACTGCTCAAAAGGAAACCGTAACGCCGGCCGATGACCAATGCAAAACAAATTCAAAAGGAGAAATTATTGACACTAGAGAGTCTTGTCAGAAGCTTAAGAATATGACTCAAGAGGAAATTGAAGAAAGCGAAAGAAAGCAGGGCTTAAGAACAACGCAAGAGGGAGAGGTTAATATTTCTTCAGATCCAGTTCTTTCTAAAGAAAAAGGAGGCTCGTCGATAGACTTAATGACGTCGCCCGAAGGTAGAGCGGGAAGTAGATTAAATAAATCGCAGAGGAGGATAACAAGTCAAATGAAGAGGAAGTTAGCCAAGGCGAAAGATAACCTCCAAAGTTTTATAAATAAAAGAACTAAAGATGGCGTATTTACTCCTCCCAAACCGGGTGAGCCTGGGTACAGAAAATATACCAGATATAAAGATAAAGAAGCAGATTTTTCACAAGCAGTCAAAAATCAAATAGCTCAATTTGACAACGTGACTCAGCAAACGACGGGTATGCGTAATCCATATGTTACAAAACGTATGGAGTACGGCAGAGACCTGCAAGCGGGAACAACAGGCGGCCAACCTGTAAAAGCGCCAGAGGACACTCAAACTGTTGATGACTTCAAACAGCCGTTTTTAGAATTTGCAGGAAAAGATGGCGGCTCAGCACAACCCCCAGGCAATAGCGGTCAGGTTACTTCATTTTCTTCTTTGCTTAGCAATGACGCTTTTCAACCTGTAAAAATTCAAGGGTCAGGTTTATTTGAAAATTTAGGTTCACTTGGCGAGATGCAGGAAAAACTTCAGGAAGCCGCTAAAGGTAGTGGGGTGAAAATGCTAAAAAAGCAGGGTGCTTTTAAAATGAGAAAATCAGGTTTTAAAAAATAAATTATGGCATTCCAAATGACTCCAAGATCCCCTTTGTTTAAAAAAGGAGACGCGCCCTCGCGTAAAAAGTCAAAAGGTTACTATAATGAAGTTCGCTCTAAAACTAAAGAAGGAGCGGCAGCAGGCGGCGGAATGACGCAAAAGGGCGTTGAAAAATATAAAAAAGATAATCCTGGAAGTAAATTAAAAACCGCAGTAACTAAATGCGATGTTAAAGTTGGCACAAAAGCTTATAAAAGACAAAAAGCATTTTGTTCAAGGTCTAAAAGCTGGACTGGCGAAAGAGGCAGAGCGGCTAGAAGAAGATGGTGCTGCAGTAGACACAGTTAGAATTATGAAATCAAAAGGACTAGGCGATTCAATAGAAAAGGTAACTAAGGCCACAGGCATTAAAGCTTTTGTTGAAAAAACTAATCGTGCGTTAGGTAAAGACTGCGGTTGCAGCGCAAGAAGAGATAAATTAAATAAAATGTTTCCTTACAAATGAAAAAAATATGGGAATGGCTCACTGGTAATGTAATAAAAGAAGTTGGTCAAGTTATAGATGATTTAACAACAACTAAAGAAGAAAAACTAGAGGCTCAAAGATTAATTACAGAAATACTTGAAAAAGCTGACAAAGAAGCTCAAGAGCAAGTTACAGCAAGATGGGATTCAGATATGAAGTCTGATTCGTTTTTATCAAAAAACATACGCCCTATGGTATTAATATACTTGACTGTTATATTTACTGTTTGTGCTTTTTTTGATGGAAATATAGGCCAGTTTAAAATAGCAGAAGAGTACATCCCAATATTCCAAACATTATTAGTAACAGTGTATGGTGCTTACTTTGTAGGAAGAAGCTGGGAAAAAGCAAAATCAATTACAAATAATCAAATTAAATAAAATGGCAAAATTAAAAAAACAGGAACTTGAGGATTTAAGAACTAATGTAGACAAGGTTAATAAACTTCAAATTCAAATAGGGGGGCTAGAGCTTCAAAAGCACGATTTGCTTCACGCAACCATGACCGCGGTATCAGATTTAGAATCTGTGCAAAAAGATTTAAAAGAAATATACGGAGAAATTACCGTTAATATTGACACTGGAGAAATTAAAGAAGATGCAACTGATAAGGAAGATTAGCATAGGGCGCGATTATAAAAATGACGCCATGCATTATTCGGTCGGCCAAGAGGTATATGGCGGGCATACTATAGATAATATATTAGAAGAAGAAGATAAGTACTCTATTTATATTAAAAAAGGAGGGGAGCTTTTGCCGTGGAAAGACTTCAATAAAAATATGGCGGTTGCTGTTGAATATAATTTAGAATATTAATGAATAGTATTTTTAATTTTATAATATCTCCAAAAGCAAAGCGGACTACTAGTATTAAAAAAGTAAATGATTCTGAGCTTATGTTGAATACAGAGCTACAAAATCATCACTATGTAAGCAGATTAGGCGTGGTTAAAAAAACACCTTTAGCTTTAGACACAGAAATAAGAGTAGGGGATGAGGTTATTGTACATCATAATGTATTTAGAAGATTTTATGATGTAAGAGGTAATGAAAAAAATAGCCGCAGTTATTTTAAAGAAGATGAGTATTTTTTAGCCCCTGACCAGGTTTTTGCATATAAGCGAAACGGGAAATGGAATTGTATTGAAGGTTATTGTTTTGTAAAACCAATTAAAGAAGATAAAATGTTTTCTATTGATTTTGAAAAAAAGAATATAGGGATTGTAAAATACTCTGATGGTACAGTTGAAAAAGAATCTTTAATTGGATTTAAACCCGGACTTGAATATGAATTTTTTATAGAAAAGGAAAGACTTTACAGAGTGCCTAGCCATTTAATTTTAATCAAATATGAATATCAAGGAAACGAAGAAGAATATAATCCAAGCTGGACACAAAGCAGTTGAGGAATTAATTAAGGTTGCCAAGGAAGCTATTGTAGATTCAGACGATGATATATCAGCTGACAGGCTTAAAAATGCGGCAGCCACTAAGAAACTAGCTATATTTGACGCCTTTGAAATATTAACTAGAATACAGCAAGAAGAAAACTTATTGCAAGATAAGCCAAAAGAAGATACTAAGAAAAAAACCTTTAGTGGGTTTGCTGAAAAAAGATCTAGGTAATGTACGAACAAACTTTATATAAGGTGATTTCACCCATAAAGAGCAATACAATAACTAGGTTAAACAAATCTAAGAAATGGGTTTATGGATATAACAAAGAGCACGATATTGTTGTTATATCTAAAACAGGTAAAATAGGCGAAATATACGAGATACAAAATTTAAAAATAGCTTTACCAAAACTTTCCGCAAAAATAGATAACTCTAAAGACAAATGGATTCCAGAGGAATTTCCAAAGGAATTAAAACAAATACAAAATGTGTTTGAATGGAGAGATTATCCAGATAACTTTAAGGAAAAATGGGAGCCATATATAGATGAACAATTTAAAAAAAGAGAAGAAGGCCATTGGTTTAATAATAGAGGCATGGCTACTTACATTACTGGTACTCACTTTATGTACCTGCAGCACTCCAAGATTGATGTTGGGAAACCAGACTTTAGGGAAGCAAACAGATTATTCTTTATATTCTGGGAAGCTTGTAAAGCCGACTCACGGTGTTATGGAATGTGTTATCTTAAGAACCGCCG